TCTCCAGTGTAAGGAACTGCATGACAATCTGTAATCATTTGTTGATTAACATTTACTTTAGTTTCAAAAACAGGATGTTCTTCATCATAATGTGTGAATAACTCACCTAATATTCTTCCAAACTTTCCTTTATCATGTGATACAAGAGTTATACTCATTGCATCTTCTAATAAGTGTTTTAAGTGTTTCTTAGAAGCCTTACCGAATAACTTCTCAACTTTATCTCTTGTTCTAGATTCTGGCGTATCAATTCCCAACATTCTTACACGTTGTTTTTTATAAACCATTCCAAATCCCAAGTCGATATCTACATCTACTGTATCGCCGTCTACTACTTTAACTACACTTACTTTATATTCATACATAGTTTTATTTATACGGTTTTAAACTGCACTGAAATACCACAACCACAAACGGATTCTTCCTTTGGGTTTACAATTCTAAAAAACTCATTTAACCCTTCGTTGACCCAATCTAATGTAGAGCCACTTAGATACGGTTGAGACTCTTCATCTACTACTACAGTGAACTTTCCAAAATCTATAAGTTTATCTGATATGTTAATAAAGTCTGAAGTATCTTTGATAAAGTACTCAAATCCTGCACAACCACCACCCGTAACTCCGAGTCTAATAAAACTAACTTTCTTTTCTATTAGTTTCTGTATTGCAATATCTGTGACTTCAATCATACTAGTATTTATATCTCTACTTGGTCAAATGTATAATCTTGGCCAAGTAATGCACGAGAATAATACTTTTTAATAAAAGTTTGTTGTTCTTCTGTCCCATTTACAAAATGAAAATCATTAGGGTCGGTATACACATACATGTCTTCAGATACTTGGTCTTGAACTGTAGATGCACTCTTCTTTGCAACAATTGGAAAAGGTCTATACTCTTGCAACCATGGGTATCGTTCCTTTGTCATCCACAAATCGTTTGGACTTAACACTGAAGTGTCACATTCATCTACAAATATCTTTGCAGCTTCGGGTTTCATTGCATATGCATGATGTCCTAAAAAATTCTTATCTGTAAGTGTATTCAATCCATCTAGTTTAGGAGCATTGAAATTAATAAATTGTGGTTGAAAATATGTTGGTTCTCCAAATGTGCAACACATATCAAAATCTATGTCGGGAAACTCACTAACAAACTCTGCATCATGTTCAAGTATGAGAATGGGTTCATCTAATTCTATACACTTCTTCCATAGTAGATAGTGTGATGCAAAACAAGCCGCAACTCTATCGGGTCTAGGATACTTATCAAATATATTTGGTCTGTCACCTAATATGTGGTCATATCCACCATTAGGTGTAATTGCATCAAAGACTTCTATATCATGTTTATAAAACCTTTTTGCAGATTCTATACACTCTCTAGATTCCTTTTCTGATAAAGGGTGTCCTTTAATTGTTATTATGAATGTTTTCATCGGGGTCTATTACCTCATATGTCCATAAATCAATATTGTTTTTTACATGAAGTGTATTTGCTTTGCCAACTCCACTTGCATCTCCTTGAATCATAGAAAATGTTTCTCTAACTACAAAAGGCCATGGAAAGTATTCTTCTAAAAATGTGAAGTAATGATTTGAAAGAAAAGTATCTGCAGGTTCTACTGAAACTATTCCTGCTTTTTCTATAATATCTCTTGCACCTTCGGGTTTTATTAATATCGCATGATTGCCAATAAAACAATGACTTTTCAATTTATTAACACCTTCGTTATATTTTTTTGATAAAGTTTGTGGTGAATCTAAATGAGTACCCCAACTAGGTCTACCAAGTGTAATACACCTATCAAACTCTAAGTCATGTGGGAAGGGTAGTTCTAATACTGCATCATGTTCTAATATCAGATATGGTTCCACATCCTTTGAACACTTATCCCATAGTGTAAGTTGAGAAGCAAAACAGGCCGCAACTCTCTCGGGAAAGGGTTCAAAATCAAACATCATACCTTTAGTGTTTCCTGTAATGTTTTTTATTATTTCTCTAGGATTATCTTTAGGAGTTATTGCATTAAACTTCTCTACATGTATACCTTGTTTTGCACAAGACTCTATACATTTATCAGCACTCTCATGAGATTTTGGGTGGTCAACTGTAATAACAAATGCTTTCATACTTGTATTTAGAAGAATGAATCTAGACTTGCAACTGGTTCGGTATTCCAACCAATCTTACTAATAACTACAGTCAATGGTTCTATGAATGATTTATCAAATTGTTTGTCGTAATCAATATAGTTTTGTAATTCTAATTCTCTTGGTAAAACATTTGAGTAAGATATCACATTCTCATTTAACTTGTTAGGTAGTTTGAGATAGGTAAAGAGAATCTTGTTTCCACTTCTGATATTCTCGTATCGTTTATCTATGTTTAACTTCTTAAGTTGGTGATTGTAAAGTAAAGCACCTCGTACGTGTATGGGTGTTCCTTTACCGTATATGTGGTTTGGGTCTGAATACTGTTCAAGGTTATTACAACCTCTTGGTGAACTCATTTTTTCAACTGGAAGGTTTCTAAAATCCTTTCGTGCAGTCTCTACGAAATCCCATAGTTCGTGTTCTGTTCCGTTCATAACAACTTTGAATGCATCAGTAAGTCTACCTCTGACCCATTGTGGTGTACTGGACTTTGCAGTCTCAATACCCATCATCTTAAGTTTGGGAGTCTCGTATCTGACACCCTCGTTATCATAAACATTTAGAATGTATCGTTTCTTTGCAGTCCATATTCCACGGTCTGCAATAATCTCTCTACCCATCTCCATCTTCTGTTGGAATGCGTTAGTGTAATCTGCAAGATGGTCATATCCCTTAGTCAACACATCTTCTACTTTGTCTCTTCCGATAGTATCAAGGAAGTCGATAATTTTGTTCTTGTCGGTGTCTTCGGGAAACACTTGTGATACTAGTTTATCAAAAGTGATGTAGACTGAATCGGTATCCATTGCAATCACATAGTCTTCATCTTCTGTTGAAAGAACTTTGTTCATCCAGTTATTGATAGTCTTCTCTGCAGTCTTAATAACATACTGACCCGACATAGTAATACCTTCTGCAAGGTTAGGGTCAAAGAATGCAAAGTATTGATTTGCAAGAGCCCCATATGCAGAGTTAAGTGCAATCTTTCTAACCTGTTGGTTGTTGTATGCACGTTTGATAAGACTCTCTAATTCTTTCTTTCGTTTAGGGTCTTTACAAACTTCTTTCTCTTGTTGATATGCAATCATCTTCTTCTTCCACATCTTACGTTCGTCATAAAATGTTTCCATAAGTTCGGGAAGGAATCCTTGTTTCTCTCTACTGAACATAACGCCATTTGGTGCAACCGTTCTATTAGTTTTCTTTAATGAAGAAAGGTCGGACTCACCATCTAACATAGACTGAACATTGACATCCATTCTTGCACCACCCTTGACCATAGTCTCGGGGGAAATATTAAACTGCATAATCAAATGTGGGTAGAGTGAGTTCAAATCAAATGACATGACCCAATCATGTTTTCCTACAAGAGGTTCTTTAACATATGCACCAACAATAGAATGTGTTTTGTTTTGTTGTTTAAGTCTTTGTGGTGGTGTTTGTATGTTCTGTTTCTTAAGGAAGTTATAAATAATAGTTTCCCAGTATTTTACCATTCCAAAAGTATCTGAGTAATTACACTTTGCATCATAAGCCATGGTCATGGTCAATTCCATAAGTCCAAGTTTCTCTTCTAGTTCTTCTACGAGAACTACGTCCTGTACATTATATGCAAGATACTTAGAATAGTCATTCTTATATAAACCATGTAGTGAACCATGTTCTGAATAATCTAACTTTGCAGAACCCAACTCAACATGAGATATGTGATTCAGTGAGTATGATTCTTGATTGACAAATGTTCTTTGTTTATACATGGACATATAGTCAACAACATTAACTCCATATAAAGTGTATTGTTGGTTCTTCTGATATCCGTGTGTGGTGTATTCTCTAACATCTGACATGTTCCAAGGAGATAATCTTTTATGTTGGTCTTCACCAAACAATCTATCAATACGATTACAAAGATACGTAATATCAAATGAATCTACGTTCCAACCTGTAATGATATCGTAAGATGCTTTTCTCCAGTGTTTGATGAACTCCTCTAATAGGTGTGCTTCATCTTTACACTCATAGTAAACAACGTTCTTAGGACACTCATCCCAACTACCAATACCAAAGGTATGTGCATTGTGTCTGAATGGTTTGATTGTTATTGCATTGACTTTTTCTTGTGCAAGGGAAGGTTCGGGGAATCCATTCTCGGACTCACACTCAATATCAAGTGTTGCAATTCTAACTTTATTGTAATCCCACTCAACTTCTGTTGGCCATTTGTCTGCAATGTAAGTGTAGATGTATCTATCGTATCCATGGATTTCAAATCCTTGTGTTCCTGCATACTGTTCTCTGAACTTTCTTGCACCACCCATTGAGTTGAGTTCAACAACTTCAAGTGGTTTTCCATCTAATGACCTATGTGCAGTATCACCTTTCTTTGAAGGGACGAAATGTTTTGGTCTGTATGCGACCGAGAGTTTTTGTTTTTTGTTTCCTTGATACCCAGTGATTAGAATCTTATCACGGGTTCGGCAGACATTTGTATAGAAATCCATGTAGTAAGTATACTACAATTAGTCTATTCTGTCAACGTGGTTTTACCGTAAGTTTTGGTACCCAATATGTCACCAACTGCATCATATTTTTCTTTTGCGTTTGCATATCTTTCAATTTGACTATCTAGTGCTTCTGCGATATCGCCGTGTTCACCAATACCTGCAGGATTGTTTTGATATACTGATATATTTGCCATTGCGACATCCATTTCACCTTGATACTGACTCATCAATGCTTTTAATAATGTTTCTCTTCCCATTACTTATTCCCTGTATTTTTCTTATAGTTAATTTCTAAGTTAGGTCTTACTTTGAATACTGTTATTATTGAACTCTTACTAACTTCAAAGTTGTACTCCATTGCAAAAGGTAGCCATGGTGCAAGTTCTACTTCCATTTTACCGTCAATGATTTGAACTAATAACTCTTGTGCTTCTTCTATTAAGAGTTTATTACTTAGTTTTTTTTCAGTACAGAAACCCATGATGATTTCACCACCGATTAATTTTACTGCACGAATTTCTTTATTTAACATTTCTAACAAGTTCCTGTAGTTCTATTGAACGTCTACCAACTTGTCCGAACCACTTAGAGTCTTCCATTTCTACTGCAACCTTTTCCCAGTCTTCAGATACAACACCTTTCCACATGTTGTTGAACTTACCAAAACGACTTCCGCCTAAGTTGAATGTCATGTTGACTAGAACGTGTTGAATGTCTTCGGGAAGGTCATAGAAATTCTCTCCACCTTTTGATTCGAATACATGAATTGCTTCATCGACATGTTTGTCGAAGTCATCTTCATAGTATGCATCTACAGTTTCTTGACTTACTGGAGTTCCAGCAGGTTGTCCATGTTCTGCATCACCTTCTTTAATAAGATGTCCAACACCTAGTGTTAAGTATCCTAGTGAATCTGCGTAAACTTCAAGGACTTCTCCCTCGTGTCTCTTAATCTGTTCCTTTAGTATCTCTTTGTTCATTTTCTCTTTTCCTTTGTTCATCTATGAGTTCAACTAAGATGTCACCCATAATTTGTTCTAAATCTTCGTTAGTATTTAGTTCTTCTACTTCTCCACCTTTTTCGGGAAGCCTTCTAATTGTTCGTTGAAAGTTTAAATGATTCTTACCTTCAACAAACTGAACCTTTCCATATTGGAACACTAATCCCTTATAGTCCCCTTCAAGAATTTCTATTCCTGCATCACTTTCGTGTGGATTTTCTACCACTCTATATAGACTACCGAATAACATTTTTCCAAACCTTACCTTTCATTTCACCCTTAGACCAGTTTATATAACCAACGTCTTCCATTCCTATTTTTTTGTAAAACTTATTTGCAGGAATATTTTCTGAACGTACTGTAAGGTAAACATTCGTTCCAACAAAATCAAAAAACCTTTTAATAACTTTCTCTGCGTTCCCATTACCCATTTCTGAATTTACTATTTGGTGTATAATGTGGGAGCCGCCTTCAACTTTAACGTCTGTATCAAATCCAATTTTTCTATTATTCTTATTCTCATGATATGTTATTAAAATACCATCTTCTAAAATCATCTGTCCTCTTGATATTCTAACTTTGCAATGAGACTTTCTTACATGAGGAAACCATTCTTTAGCACCTTGGAATATGTCCCAAACAGTGTCAAAATCAGATTCTTGTACTTTATACATTTATGTTCTCATTATTATATACATCAATAACTAAGTGTACTCTATCAATATCAGAATTGTTTTCTACTGCATGTGGTCTTGCTACGTCTAACCACCAACACTCTCCTTTAGACATTTTAAAGTCAACCAATCCTTCGGTTAACCATGTCTTCATTGTAATGTCTTCATTTGTTATTACAGGTATATGTAGTCGTACTACTTTACCACTTTTGATATCTTTATCCACTTTATCAGTGTGTTTAGATATCTTAGTTCCTGCTTTTAATTTCATAAGTCGGACTCTTTCAGTCTCTGCAGGAATGTGTTTTAAAATTTCATCTATATTTAGTAGGTCATATAAAGGTGTAGTTTGTAATTCATCCACACCTGTTGTTCCAAGTACACCACCCTTTCCTATTTGATTTGGGTCGTTACTATATCCTTTAAGAGATATTGCAGTCCATTGTCCTTGTTTATTAAACTTAGTCACTACTGGTGCAAAGTCTGTATTATTTTCACACCATTCTTCTATTGGTTTTAGAAGTGAAGTGGATAAGTGGATATCTAATTGTTTCAAAAGAAACTCTCTAATGTACTCACCTTTACACTTTCAAATAAATCAATTGAAGTGTCTTTACCAAAACACCAAACGTTTTCCATGTAAAGTTTATTCATAAATTCATCCATGGCCTCTTTATCAAAGTTTCCGTCTGCATCTTTAAATACAGCTTTACCTTGTGGTCTTTGCATGATTCTCATACCAAGTTGACCTAAGAAGTTGTTTCTCAACATATCACAAAGGTCATCTCCCGACCTATATCTAGTTCCATGTATCTTAGGGTCTAGTATATTAACCAACACCACACCTGTATCACTAAGTGCATCAAATGATTTTTGGGATACTGGTAAATAGAAATCATCTCTCCATGCATCATACTCATTAAACTTTGCCCATGATTGGTCTTCTGAATGCTCTCCACCTTCATTATATCTTTCTGTTGAAAAGTATGGAGGTGAAGTAAATGCACAGTCTATTGGTGGTAAGATTTCATATGGTAAATTCTCTGCACCACATCTAAATATCTCAACTCTTTTTGAACCCATACAAGAAAAGTAATCTTCATGTTCTATTAAGTGGGGTTCCTTTCCTGTAAGAATTGTTTCATACTCTATACATTGTTTCTTATAG